TCTCTAGTCGAGCTGTAAAACCGAAGAACATTTTCACTTGATGTTTCAGATGTAAACTTCGGTGCTACGTCTCGCTTGTTTCTTCGAATCATTCCTTTCAGGATATTCATCTTTCGGATGATAACCTGATCGTTTGAAAGATCCTCAAGCGAGATGGACATCACAGGGATTCCCATTTTGTCACAGTGCTCAAGCTCTCCCGCAACTCCCTGACTCTTCTCCCATCCAGGAATTTCAAACAGTACAAGAGCTGAACATCGGTCAAGGATAGGAAGGTCAATTTTTTCCCAGAAGCTCCAGGAATGGTCTACCTTGAAGGTTGGGTCCAGGTCCCACATTCCATCGTATGCGATTGGCACAAACGCTGAGTACCCTAAGCGCGTGAGCGTTTTGGCTGCCTTTACTGCAAGCTTGTAACGCTCTTCTCTGATAGCTGGATCGGGATGAGAATACGGACTTGCAACGTAATAAACGAACCAGTCTTCCTTGGTCTTCAATCCTTCACTCATGATACACCACTCTTCCATTTGAGGAACTCAATCGCGTTTCGAATGTTCCATTGGCGGTCATTGAGGCTCTTCACACAAAGGTTCAATAGGTCGACCTTCGTTTGAACAACAGCAATTCTTTCCAATAGGGCGATTACCTCCGAGTCTGTGTCGACATAATTATCGACCTCCGACTTTACGAGTCGTCTAGCAAAGACAGGGATGCCTTTCTCTACTAGCTCCTCCACTGGGATCTCTCCCAGTAAGTAATCACGCTTCCAACGCCTCAACTGACTGAGGTCCAAGTTTAGTTTTGTTAGGATCGCTTTCTCACGACAAAAGAGATTGAAGTACTTTCCTTGAATAAGCGGGATTCGAAGCGACTCATTGTCCAGATTATCTGGCTCAAGCCTCGCGTCCTTCTCCCACATTTCGACAAGTTCTTCGTACTTCATCGCTCCTGTTTCCAGATAAAACTATCCGTAAACATAGTGAATCAGACTCGGATACCCCTTGAGCATTACCTTTTTGAATTATGCGACTGGCTTCGGGAAGTAGTAGTCGTACGCAAATGTGACGTCGTATGTCATATATCCCGTTTGAGTCTCGTCGGTCCTAAACTGTAGACCGCTCATGTTGACGGGGTGTAAATTTGCAAAAACTATCTCTATGTATTTGATGTGGTTAGAGTCGCTGATAGTGAGTGAGGCTGTCGACTTGGTATTCTTATATCCCTTACCACCCGGCAGTTGCTCCTTGCTTTTGAACAACTTCTTGGCACCGTCGAGGGTTTTGGTTTGGTCTGCGATAAGTTCCTGGAATTGCTTGTAGCTCTCCGAGCGTGTTAATCCCGTGATCCACTTGTACATCTCGAACCAGACCTCCATTCCCTCATCCACTTTCAGCGTAACAATAAGGTCTTGAAAGAAGACCGTATCGCCAATGTGCTTGATCGGGGAGAACTGAGTGCTTGTTTGAGGAGCCTCTGTGAATATTCCAGGGAGAACAACTGTCTGCACTAATAGGGGCAGAGTAGTGAGCTTCGATATTTGGAAATCAAAGTGAAGTTCACTTTGCAGGTTTAGTTGTTTCATATCTCTCTATTTAGCACGCGGGTAATGCTCTGGAGCATTACAAACCCGGTAAGGTTGGGTATGGCCGACCTGACAATTCAAAAGCTCGATGAAGTCCGAATCCGAGTTATTTCAACTTCTGGTACCGTTCGCAGTGAGCTTAAGGAAGCCTTCTCGTACTTTGTTCCGAACTTCCGACATATGCCCAAGTACAAATTTGGCATTTGGGACGGACGGATTTCTCTCTACGACCTTCGAAACAGCAGCACCTACCTAGGACTCCTCACCAAGGTTCTCCAGTTTGCTGACAATAGAGGTCTTTCTGTTGAGATTGACCAATCAGAGTTTTCTCCGCACGAGTCTATAGACTTTGAATCGTTCATGGCGAGCTTTAAGGCCAAGCACGAACTTCGAGATTACCAAAAAGAGGTGCTTAAGATCGCGTCTACTGAGAGTAAGGCACTATTCCTCTCCGCAACCGGTAGTGGAAAAAGTCTGAGTCTTTACGCACTGATACGCATGATAAGCAGACCCACTCTACTCATAGTTCCATCCATACAGCTGGTAGGTCAGATGTACGGAGATTTTAAGGATTACTCGTCGGTGGACCCGACCTTTGACGTAGAGGCAATGGTTCAGCAAATCCACGGCGGACAGACTAAAGAGGTATCAAAACCGATAGTCATCTCAACATGGCAGTCCATTTATAAGATGCCCCCAGAGTACTTTGCTAACTTTGAAGTTGTAATTGCAGATGAGGCTCACGAAGACAAAAGCGAGAAGCTTAGACAGCTTATCGAAAAGTGTAAGAACTCGAAATACCGCTACGGCTTCACTGGCACGTTAGACGGCACACTCACAAACGAGATGATCCTTCGAGGACTGTTTGGAGATGTCCATCAGGTAAGCCGAACGTCTGACCTTATCGACAAAGGAGTTCTGGCTGACCTACGGCTAAAGCAAGTCATCTTGCAGTACCCAGAGCGGGTAAGGAGAGAGAACGCCCGTAAGGTGTATCAAGAGGAGGTTGAATACCTGCTGTCGTCTGAGGCGCGGATGAACTTTTTGACAAAGCTTAGCCTGAAGTGTCCCGGCAATAGCCTCATCCTATTCCAGCGTGTCGAGGGACACGGAAAGAAGATCTATGAACAGTTGAAACTTGAAAACGAGAGCCTTGGTCTGAATCGCAAAATATTTTTGGTCCATGGCGGCATCAGTAAAGATAAGAGGCTCGAAATAGTGAATGTGGCAGAGCAAGGCGATGGTGTCATCATAGTGGCGTCACTTGGAACATTTGCTCGGGGAATTAACATTCGAAACCTTGAGAACCTGATCTTCGCATTTGGACTGAAGGCAAAGATCACAACTCTCCAGGGGATAGGGCGAGGGCTTAGAATTGGAAGGTCAAATAAGGTCACAGTTTTCGATATCTGCGACGACCTATCATGGAAGACCTGGCAGAACTACTCGCTCAGACACGCGATTGAAAGGATGAAGATCTATCAAGAGGAGAGGTTCAACTACAGCATTGTGAAGGTGGCGCTGGAAGGACCGGAGACTAAAGCTAAAGGGAATTAAGCTATGGCAGAGAAGACTGCACAAAAAGAGAAGGTCAAAGCAAAGCGTAAGTCTAGCTCAGACAGACACTATATTGACGATACCAAGTTCCATAAAGCCCTGTCTGACTACAAGGCGTCAGTGGAGGATGCTAAGGCTAAGGATCTACCAAAGCCAATGGTTCCAGATTACATAGCTCATAGTTTGGTTCTATTAGCGCGAAAGGTAGCTAGAAAACCAAGCTTCTCTCGGTATCCATTCGTTGAAGACATGATCGGGGATGCTATATTCTGCTGCTTCAAGAACATTCATAACTTTAATCCAAAGCACCCCACGGCCTTCCCGTACTTCACCCAGATTGTTCACTACTCCTTCATTCAGAGGATTCATCGTGAGCATACAGCTCTCTACCGGAAGTTTCGAGCAATCATGGAGCGCCAAAAGGAGCTTTGCGGGGATGCGGAAACTGAGAGTGTCCAGGTGTATGGTTCTCGCTACTCAGACCTTCAAATGCGCGAGTTCTGCCAGAAGTTTGAAAAGCGCCTAGAAGAGAAGCGCCTTAAAAGCAAGCAGCGCAAGAAGGCTAGTTCTTCAAAGATTGAATTTGATGCCGAGCCCACTGACGCAGACGCAGTGGAGGCTAAGCTGGAGTAGCCTGTGAAAGTTGCTATCCTCGCAGACACTCATGCCGGAGTAAGAAACAACTCCCCGGTGTTTATGCGACATCAGCTTAAGTTCTTTGAGGATACGTTCTTCCCCTATGTAGAAGAGCATCAAATCGAGTGCCTCTTGCATTTAGGGGACGTGTTTGACAGAAGAAAAGACACGAACAACTACGCCATTTATGAGTGGGACAAGAGGGTATTCTCCCGGTGGGGAGACTTGTTCAAGCAGTGTCACATCATCATTGGGAACCACGACACCTATTTCAAAAACACTAATTCGGTCAACACACCCGAGAAGTTTCTCTCACATTACCGGAATTTCACCTTCTATTCATACCCGGTAGAGATTGACTTCTATGGCGTGCCGACGCTTGTCTTACCGTGGATATGTGAGGAAAACGAGGGAGATGCTAGGCGGCTTTTAGAGGAGAGTGAAGCTGAGCTTGTCTTGGGTCACCTAGAGATCATCGGCTGTCCTATGTTTCGAGGAATCGAGAATGTCGATAAAGGGTTTGAACAGTCAATCTTCTGTAAGGCTAGGCAGGTATTCTCAGGTCATTTTCACCTTAAAAGCACTCAGAAGAATATCGAGTACTTAGGGGCTCCGTTTGCGACGATGTGGGCCGAGGCTTTTGACCGGCGCGGATTCCACGTTTATGACACCGACTCCCGTAAGCTTACTTTTATTGAGAACCCCCACAACCCATTCGTAATGATTGAGTACTCGGACAAGTCACCATTGGAGCTTCCCGATGTCGAGGACAAGATTGTCAGAGTGCTCGTGAAATCAAAGAGTAGCGAGTCAGATTTCCTTGAGTTTGTTGAAAACGTCGAGCGCGGAGGACCCGCTGAGGTGCAGGTTACTGAACAGCAGGCAGTCTCGACTTTTGAGGGGACCGTCGATGAGGGGCTCGATATGTTCTCGCTGATTGACCTCTATGTGGATGGTCTAAGCGTTGATAGCTCAAAAAGTGAGCTTAAGTCCGTTTTGCGAGAGCTGTACCAGGAAGCAATTCATCTGCATGACATATCAGAATGATTAGGTTTGACTCGATTACCTATAAGAACATCCTCTCTGTTGGGCAAGCTCCGATAACGCTCTCGCTTTCTTCTAATAGACTCACAGCTCTTCACGGACCTTCTGGCTCAGGAAAGAGTTTGTTCCTTGATGCTCTATCGTTTGCCCTCTTTGGTAGGGCCTTTCGAGATATCAACAAGACTGAACTCATAAACACCATTAACGGTAAAGGGCTTTTGGTGGAGGTTGCCTTCACTATCGGTAAAGACACCTACATGGTGTCGCGTGGACTAAAGCCGCAGGTATTTCAAATTGAGGTCAACGGCACCCCTCTTAATCAAGAGTCTCACTCGAAGGACCAGCAGAAGTTCCTTGAGGATCAGATTCTTAAGATGAACTGGAAAATGTTTACCCATGTCGTGATGCTAGGTGCGGCCAATTACACACCCTTCATGCGCCTAAAGCCCAGCGAGCGAAAGAAGATGGTAGAGAATATTCTTGGGATAGACGTTTTCTCCACAATGAACGGGGTGGTGAAGTCTAAAATATCCGATGAAAGCCTTCACTACAAAGCCATAGTGGAAAAGAGAGAGATGTTAGGTCATCAGGTTGCCTATCTGGAACGCCAGCAGGCCGAGTTCGAGGAAAAGGTAAAAGACGAGATTAAGGCTCTAACCCAAAAGCTCATATCGCTTCGGGACAAGAAAAAGCTAACAGACTCAAAGATATCAAAAAATGAACACGAGCTTGAACGTCTTGTGACCTCATTTAATCCTGAAGTCACCATACCGGAGTTCACCGAGACTTTTACTGAGACATTTCTGGATGTCTTTGACGAGGAGTTTTCCGAGACGTTCGAGGAGCGAAGTGCTACTGAATTTGACTCCACGGAGTTAGTGACGCTTCGGGGAGCACAGCTCGCCGACGCAAAACTGCTAAACTTACAAATTGAGCAAGCACAAGAGCAGCTTGACTTCCTAAAGGAGAATGACACCTGTCAGACCTGCTCCCAGTGCATCGACCAAGACTTCAAAGCCCGGCTGACGGCGGAGCTTACTGAGCAGGTAAACATTAAGAGGGCTGCTATAGCTGACGCCAAAATTGAGATTCAGTCTATTGAAAGTCAAATCAGGGAGTTGGAGCAAGCAAAGGTGTCCTACCGCGAGGCGCTTGCAGGACACACCCAGAGAAAGGCTGACTTTGAGGGTCGAAAGGAAGCCTTTGAGCAGCGGCGACGAAAGTTTGAGGAGCGCCGCAGGGCATTTGAAGCTAGAAGGCGAACGCATGAGGAGCGTCTAAGGGAGGTCTCTCTTCTAGTAGATGAGAAGAAAGCTGAGTTCGAGCGTTCTCTGACCGGAAGGCGGAAGGACATCGAGGATTGCAAGTCATCCCTGACGGCTCTGCTTACAGAGGCTAAGCTCATAAAGGAATCCATTGAGGAGAGGAAAAGCAGCCCGATCCTGGATAATGGTCCTGAGATACTACGACTCAAGGCGGACATTGAGACCCTTGAGATTGAGGTTAATAAGTCTGCAAAGAGGATTAAGCTCCTTCGAGAGGCGCAGGCTGTTATCAAAGACGATGGGGTAAAAGCTGAGATTCTGAAGCGATATGTCCCAACTCTCAACAAGTACATCAATCAGTACCTTAGCAAGATGGGGCTATTTGTATGTTTCGACCTCGACAGTGAGTTTAATGACACGATCCGGTCTAGGCACCGAGATGTGCTTTCCTATGGAAATTACTCTGAAGGAGAGCGTCAACGGCTGGACCTGGCCGTGCTTCTTGCCTGGAGGCACCTGGCACAAGCTCAATCAGCGGTGAATACAAATCTCTTGGTTTTGGACGAGGTACTCGACTCGTACCTAGATCAAGGCACTACGGAGACGATCCTCGGGTTGCTCAAAGGTGATGAGTTTCAGGCATTTAACATCTTCATCATTTCCCATAAAGAAGGACTGAGCGAAAGCTTTGACCAAACTTTACATTTCCAAAAGAAGAACAATTTTACCAGCGTTTCTCTTCGGGGGTAATGCTCAGCGCTGTTAGGAGTATGAAACACTGTGAGCATTGAACCTAATGACTGTGGGTGATGTATGAAGCTTTCGGAAAGTACTCTGTCTGTACTGAACAATTTTAAGAACCTAAACGACTCGATGCTTTTCGTGCCTGGCAGCGAAGTCAAAGCTCTATCCAGCGACAAGTCAGTCTACATGACTGCTACCATCGAGGATGAGATTCCCCAGCGCTTCGCAATCTTTAGCGTACGTGAGTTTCTTCAGGTTCTCACAGTTGTGAAAGACGCGGATATTGATTTTAGAGATGACCATATGCACATCTCAAACGGACACAATTCGGTGGTGTTCCGATATGCCAATCAGGCCATCGTAGACGACGTATACGCCAAGAAGATAAACCTGGGAGAGCCAGCGTTCGAGGTATCCCTTCCGGTGTCCGAGATTAAAAATATGTTTAAGATGGCCGGGTATTTAGGGATTCATGACGTGAATGTTCAACCCGGCGATACGGGCAGTCTTGTACTTCACGACCGAAAGGCGTCTCACAACCACAGCTTCACGATTAACCTAAATGTCCCAATCGATTCCAAGCCCGTATCCTTCAACGTAGGTGTTCTGTCGATGCTCGACATTGGATACAAGCTCGCATATTTCCCGGATAAGAACATGGTCAGATTCTCTGGAATTGAGTTCCCGGTGAACTACCACGTAAGCTGTTATCAATAGAAGGCGACCATGGCACCATTGGAGCATATCATCTGGGCCGAGAAGTATAGACCTTCGAAGGTGCAGGACTGCATATTGCCAACCTATGTGAAGAAGCTTGTTTCAACGGTACTAGAGACCGGGGAGATTCCTAATTTGCTCCTAATAGGAAGCTCCGGTCTCGGGAAGACTACTCTCGCCAAAGCTATATGCTCAGAGCTTGACCTAGACTTCATGCTGCTAAACGCGTCAATCGGCGGTAGCGAGTCTGGGATTGATGCGCTTCGGAATAACATTCAGAAGTTCGCATCCACCCAGTCCATCATCTCCGACAAACGAAAGGTCATCATCTTTGACGAGGCTGATAACTTGTCGTCTCATGTGCAGCCCGCTCTTCGAACTTTCATGGAAGAGTACTCGAATGTCTGTGGGTTCATCCTCACCTGTAACTACCCAAGTAAGGTAATAGACGCGATTCACTCGCGCTGCACCAAGATCGACTTCAACTCTCTTCTGCAAGAGGAGAGAAAAGACTTGATGAAAGCTACCTTCGGTCGGTTGCAAGCTGTGTTAGGCACTGAGGGAGTAAAGTACAACAAAGAAGTCTTGGTTGCTGTTATCAAGGAGTTCTTCCCTGACATACGGCATATCATGAACCTTCTTCAGGGATACGCAAAAGCCTACGGGGAGATCAATGAGGGAATCCTGTCACTGTACCGGGATAATAACTTTGACGAAGTAGCAGGGTACCTAAAGACAAAGAGCTGGACCTCAATTCGAAACTGGGTCTTCAACCAGACGAACATTAAGCCTGAG